TTGCATATTTAATTTTTATAACCTCACAATATTTAACTGAATTATCTTCTACAAATTCACTAAGCAATTCAGGAAATTTTTTAATATTTTGATATGTTATTCTTAAAACTTTCCAGCCATCAGACTCCAATATTGAATCTCTTGGCTCGTGTCTTTCTCCGGGATTTTTGTGCCAGTATTCTCCATCAAATTCTATATTTAATTTCATCTCAGGAATAGCAACATCCAAATTAAAAAATCTTTTCCTGTCTTCACAATCAATATAATTATATCTATATTCCAATTCTGAATTTTTAAATATCTTCTTTACCTCCTCAAAAATTTTCAATTGAGGTTTTGAAACATTTATCCCTTTAGAATTTGGATGTTCATTTTCTGAATAATATTTTAACATAATTTCAGACTGTTTTTTTCTATTCTCTTTATTTTCCCATCTTTTATTTATTGTCTTCCTCATTTTTTCGATTGTTTTATTCCACTTATCAATATCAGAAAACATTTTCTTTTTCCAATTTTTTTTGGATTCCTCAACCTTCTTTTTACTCTGTTTATAATGATTATAAGAATAATCAGTTTTTTTTCTTGTGTGTGTGTCCCAAAAATTATGATTTTTTTTAAATCTTGTATCCTTCCCTGCCTCTGCTAATTTTTTTGTATTACTCTTCTGTTTGTTGGACACCTGTTTGTGATTCATCAACAACTTATCACCTGGCTCAATATTTTTTAATTCACACCAGACAGCCTCTTCATAAAACAAGCCTTTTATATTTTTATATTTTGAAGGTCTTTTTTTCTTTGTAAAAAATTTATGTTTTTTTGTAGCTTTTATTTCATCACCATCTTTTGTTAAAATTAAATACACATCTTTAATACCAGATTTAGAAATATATTCTACATTATTTTTTATATATGTGTGACTTTTATATTCTGGCAACATAGAAGATTTTACAGGTCTTCCAATATCAATTTCATCAATTCTTATTTTCTTTCCACTCCAAAGTTTTATTTCCGTATCCCCTGTCAAACATCTAAGTGTACCTGGTCTGTATAAAGAAGTTGCATGAGCAAGCATTTCGAAATTTTCTATGCCAAGTTGCCTACAATATTTCATAAGTCCTGTGCTGCCTACCTGAAAACACCCAATTGTATTTCCTTTTGAAAACTCCTCATAACACTTATCATCTTCAAAAGATAAATTTTCAAAATCAATATCAATCCCAGAATTTTCTTTCACCAACTTCCTTGTATTATTTAGAACTGACAAAGCCTTGAGGCCAAGCACATCCAATTTCATAATTCCAAAATGTTCAATATCATACTTTTCCCAACCAACCATAATATCTTTGTCTTTCCCAAATTGAAGTGATGCCCTTTCACCAGTCCGAAAATCCTCTGTGCTTATACACATAGCAGCAGCGTGCTGCCCTTTGTTCCTGATTTGTCCTTCAAGCTCTTCTGCAATCTCTGTTACTTTTCCATATTTCTCTTTAAATTTTATTCCATCTTCAAAAGAAGAGAATGCATCTGAAATAGAATAATTTGATCTTTCATCCCCTCCAGATCTTACAACAATACAATCACAAGCCTTGCCAACCTCAACCAATGGAACATCAAACACCCGGCTTACATCCCGAATGGCTGATTTTCCTTTCATCCTTCCGAAAGTAGAAACACCAACAACATTGTGCTTTCCATAAAGCTCTTCAAGATGCTCTCTGATCATATATCTTTTTGTATCTTCAAAATCCATATCAATATCTGGAAAATCAATCCTTGCCGGGCTTATAAATCTTGCAAAAAGTAAACCAAATTTAATAGGATCTACATTTGTAATCCCCATCAAATAACACACAAGACTTCCACCGCTCGATCCACGGCCTGGGCCAACCATTATATCACTCTTTTTACACCAGTCAATAAGCTCCCAGACGATTAAAAAGTACCTACAAAAACCCTGTTTAATTATTTGAGTTGTTTCAAATTCATATCTCTCTTTGTATTCTTTTAAATTTTTCTTTTTATTTTTCAATATTTTATTTTTGTAGCCCTCAGCACACAATCTATTGAATGAATCAATATCATCTTCACCTTTAAGGCAAGGAGGTTTTGGAAGATCAACCGGGATATTTTCTATTTTAAAATTCTCACACTTCTTAGCAACTTCAACAGAGTTCTTAATTGCTTTTTTATAATAAGCTGTTTCAAATATTCCTTGTTCTTTGAATGCTTGCTCCATCTCCTCTGCTGTTTTTAAATATAAACCTGTCACAGAAAATTTCCATCTTTTTGGATCCTTCCATTTCTTTTTACTTTGTATTGCCAACAGTACCTCTTGAGACTCTGACTGGTGTTCAAAAATATAGTGACAATCGTTTGTTGCTACAAGTTTTGTTTTATACTCTTTATGTAATTGAAAAATAAATTTATTCAATTCATATTGTTCCTTTAATTCAAATGGCATTATTTCTAAATATAAATCATCTTTTATTTTTTCTCTTAAAGTGTGAAACAGATCAATCCCCCAATCAGTCATAAGGAAGGATGAACTACAAGCAGTCATTATAATTAAACCATCACAATGATCCAAAAGAATTCCTGGATCAATCCTTGGCCTGTAATAGAATCCCTCCATATTTGCTATTGTAAGAATCTTTAGAAGGTTTTTCCACCCGGTTTTATTTTTAACAAGGAGTGTTATGTGTGTCCTCTTCTCATCTTTTTCTTTGATGGACATATCCTCAACAAGATAAGCCTCACAACCAAAAATAGGTTTTATCTTATTTTCTTCACAAGCAATTTGAAAGTTCAAAAGCCCATCCACATTCCCGTGATTTGTCAAAGCAAGATATTCAAATCCAAGTTCCTTTGCTCTTGCTGCATAGTCTGATGCCTTACCAAAGCCATCAAGAATGGAGTATTCATTGTGGGTGTGGAGGTGGCAGAAATTTTTATTCATCGATTAACACCTCACAAAGCATTGCTGCATAAACAATAAGATCTTCTGAACTGTCCAAAGGAATATTTTTTTTATCAAATAAATTATTTGAAAGTCTTATCACCTTTTCAAGTATCATATTGAATACACCAATTGTGTTCCAGTCATCCTCACTTTCAATTTTAATTCCTTCAGGAAATAATATATTCATTATTTTTCCATAAGTCAAATAAGAATGACCATATATTTTTTTCTTTTCATTCATTATTTTGATAGACTTTTCTAAGAAAAATTTCATATCTTTTTCCAAAATCAATCCCCCTTTGGCTGATACTCTGCCCGGTCATTCAGCCAACATTCATAAATTTTATTCTTATCAACTTCAGGCAATAAATTATTTTTCTTTACAGGGCAATCAGCATATCCCGGAAAAGCACAAGTGCCAAACTGAACACAATGGACTTGTAAAATTCTTTCAGACCAAGGGTGTATTTCAATCACTTTTCTTTTAAGCTCTCTTGCCACATCCTGAAACTCTCCTTGTGCTTTAACACACAACCGGATATTAAGCAGCCCTGATAGAGTTCTCAAATTTGCCTTCATCAAAATATTCGTACAAATATTTGTCGGCAATACTCCTCTTGCATCCTGCGGGTGTACATTGTCTTCAAGCATACCTCTATATCCATTGTTTATTTCCATCATAGTTTTTTTATAATCACCCCTGCCTTTGGCAGATCCTGTTTCTATATAATCAAAATTTGAAGCATCAACAACTCTCATTGCTTGCTGGGCAAAAGAGACTCCAACCCGATGTCTAACAAGCTGGTGAGTAAAAGCCCTGCTGACTCCTTCAATTAGAAATATATAATCAATAAACTCCCAACTGCTTCCTATTGTACCAAAAACATAATCAAGTTCTTTCACCTTCTCATCTTCCGGTAGATTTTTAATTTCTTCAAAATTATCAGCTGACATTTTCAATCTTGTCTTCTTGCTGAAAATTAAAAGATCCTTTGCATCCTTAGTATAATTTATCAATTTTACTTTCATACTGCCTCCGCTCTTTTGATATCTTATATATTTTATTTATTTTTTCTATGTCATAAACCAGATCATCAATCATAACGCCCGGCTTCCAAATAGAAGTCCTGCCAAGAAAATATACACCATACTTATCAGTCAACTTGCTCAAGATTCCTTTTCTTAAGTTCTCATCAATCTCTCCTATTTTCCCGGTTTTGTTTTCTGTAATTTGATGATCAATAAAATCTGAAAATTCTAATCCAAAAAATTTAATTGCTTTGCTGAAATGATCAAGAAGTTCACTGTGCTTACAAAATTTTGATTCACATATAACTTTTTTCCCTTGAAGAGTAATTCTGTAAATTGGTGTTTCACTTCCTGAAAAATATATTGTCTGAAAAACATTTTTATTTTCTTTGTAAAAAAGTTCTGATTGTAATATATTTATTTTCATTGTTTGAAATTTAAAATCAAATTTAATTTTCTCTGATACAATATCA